CAGAATTCGGAAGGCCATCGCATGAACGAAGCCGCAAAGAACATCATGGCCTGGATCATCGTTGTAGCGTTTATTTCGCTCGGCCTTGTCATGACGCTATTTTTCGGGGTGTGGGGTGCTATCGCGGTGATTGCGCTGTTTGTCGCGCTGGTGCTGTTTGACCTGAGGGGCAATGATGAGTGAAATCGCCTTTACGCCTGTCACGTGGAGCGGAGCCAAGAAGATGAACGACCGCCTTGTTACAAATGACGAGTTGGACCGGGCGCTTTCGTTTCTCAGGGATAGCGCGATATCGATGGGGCAGGCCAAAGCGAGACTTGTTATGGCCGGTCACATGGTCAGCCATATAGAGGCGCTGATGATCGTCGGCAGTGAGGAAAGCTCGGCCGACAAGCGCAAGGCCGATGCCAGAGCGAGTGACCGCTACAAGGCGGCGATCGAAGAGGAAGCGGACGCGGCGGGAGACTTCGAGAAGCTCAAGAGCCTACGCGAAGCCGCCGCCATGAAGATCGAGGCATGGCGCAGTGAACAAGCAAATTATCGTGCAATGAAAGTCTGAAGGAGTGACGACAATGCGAGCAATCGTCGAACAGGATGGCGAATTTTACTGGGTTGAGATCGAGGTTGAGATCGACCCGCGCGACATCAACAAGAAGCGCCGTGGCCGGCCACCGGCGGTGACGATCGCAAAGCCCGCCAAGCGCCGTCCCGGTCGGCCCCGTAAGGTGAGGGCCGAGAAATGAACAGCGACGCCATACAAACCGCGATGTCGATGGTGCTCGAGTCGTGCAAGGATGATTTTGATCTGGGCTGGAATTCGGCGCTAATCGAACTCATTGAAATATTGTGTGATGCAGAGGAGGCCAAGAATGGAGATGTGGGTTTGGACAGCGCTGGTGCTGCTGGCTCTTAACGTCGGAATTGGAATTGGAGCATGGTGGGCTGGTCGTGATGACGAACCCATTTGAGCATCATCGACGCGGAAGCATGACAGCCCAACGACTGGCGCGGGTCTTCGCGTCAGGAAACGGGCAATGCCATGTCTGCGGCAGGAAACTCTACCCCGGCGACAAATGGCAGGCCGACCATGTGCATGCCCTGGAGCGGGGCGGCACGGATGATGACGACAATCTCCGCCCGATCTGCGATGGCTGTCACATTATCAAAACCAAAGACGACCACGCCGAAGCCGGCCACATGCGGCGCAGCTACGCTAAGCATGTCGTGCCGGGTGGCCATAGAAAGGGAAGGGGATGGCGATGAGTGCCTATGAAGACGACGACAAGATCGAACAGATCGCGCGCATAACATACGCGCAACAACGCGGCGCATCGAAGCTACCGCTCCCGCCGTATCTGGAACTCACTTGGGACGAACTTTCTGACGATGAGCGGGTATTGTACGTGGCTCTCGTGCGCGCTGGTTGGCGGGCTGTCCACTGGCCAAAGGAGGATGGCGAGGGGGGGGTGACTGAAGATGAGTAACACATCGATCAGCGATCAGAACGCGCAAGAGGTGCTTGCTGCCGACATACTCGCCGAGCTGCAGCGCGCCCGCACAAAATTTCCAGGGGAGAACGTCACAATGTTGGCGCTCATGGAGGAAGTCGGCGAGCTGGCAAAGGCCACATTCGAGGAGAGCGCCCTGCGCGTTCGCAAGGAAGCAATCCAGGTCGCATGCATGGCGATGCGGGTGGTACTCGACGGCGACGCCACACTCGATGAGTGGCGGGCGAAGCGCGGTCTCGACGCTTTAGGGCGGCACAAGCCATGAGGACGAGGGACCGCGTGCGGCGATACCTGATCGCGCACCCGTCCGCGACGGTGCGCGAGATACAGGTCGCGCTCGGCCTCTCGTCGCCATCAGCGGTCCATTACCACCTAAGAAAGGTAGACCGCGTAGATGCGCTGAAGGACCGCATCGCCGACATTGCGAGGCGTATCAGATACGCTGCCGACATGGTTGGCGACGACGAGCTTCCAGAGCAGTTGCATGCTCTGGCGCGCGAGCTGGAAGGACTATGAGGGGGGATGGCGATGAGTGACATCATCGATCGACTCGGCGTCGGCGGCCAGCGCAACGAGGAGAGATATGCATGCAATGGGTTCACTGGTTCGCGCTGCTCGGGCTGGTCTGGTTCATGGCCGGCACGGTTACTATGCAGCGAGCATGGCACTACGCGACGCGAGCAGCGCGTTTGAAATCGATTATACAGCTCCAACTGGAGCTGTTTCTTGAGGCCCGCGCGCTTGCCGAATACGGCGCTCGTGATGAGGCGAATGACGTGCTGGCAGAGGCCATTCGGCTTGGTGATGAGGGACCATGAGTGAAATAGCAGCAGCCGAGATCGCGCGGGTAAGGGTTCTGGTGGCCAAGCTGGAGGCTCGCCGCGTGGATTTAGAAGCCGTCGTGCTGGCGGCAAAGACACTGCTTGAGGGTGACGAACACGACCGCGAAGATGCGTGGATACTTCTAGACGACGCGCATCGCGTCAGATGGGTTGGCGATGAGTGCATCGACAATATGACGACCTTGATGGATAAGCAAAAGGCCGATATCGAACGACTTCGTGATGAGCTTGATACGTGGCGGTCTGTTTTTCCGGACATTGCACCACAGCGCGTCCTCCCAGACCGGCGCCTGCTTCATTCCGAGATCGAGCGGTTGCGGGCGGCGCTGCGCTACATTGAGCGAATAGACGCATATCCGCACCGCTGCCGCGAAATCGCCCGCGCCGCTCTCAAGGAAGGGGCTGGAGATGAGTGACAAGGAAGAAATGACAAAAAGCCAAGCTGAGGCACTGAAATGGCTGCGCGAACGTGGCGGCGACGGCATATTTGACCGCTGCGGCGTACTTATTGCCAGCGGTGAAAGCGCGCCTCACACACGTGCAACGTGGAATGCTCTCGCGAAGCTAGGGCTTGTGGAAATGTATAAGCCGACCGGCAAGGGGCGGGGACGCCTCAAGGTACTCAAGGAAGGGGCTGGAGATGAGTGACACGGGCTACATACTCAACGGCATAACGCCGATCGCTGTCAATTACGACACGTGCCGAGAATGGGCCATAACTGTTCCACTCACAAATCGGCGCGTCGCGTTTGATGAGGTCGGCGACTATGATGTATCTACCGTGTTTTTGACGTATGCCGACGACCCCGAGCGCCTTTTCGAGACCATGGTTTTCAAGGCCGGTACATTTTCTGGCGTCTGGTGTGTGCATGCGGCGACATGGGATGAGGCGTTGCAAGCGCACAAGCGCGGCTGCGAGGAGGCGCGGAGATTGACGCTCAAGGGGGCCCGCCACGGTCAGCAGCAGTCAACAGGACAGATAGAGGGAGAAGGGAAGATGAGTGTTTGGGGTGAACCAGATGACTTTGGGCCGCCGGAAGGCTACGTCACAGAAGAAAGAGCTGAGCAAGCGTTCGTGGCGGGCGCGCAGGCTTGTCGCGAAATGCTGGCACGCTTTGTCGAGCAGGGTGGGCATCATGATATTGCAGCATCGATACGCGCGAACTGGCATCCAGGCTGGGGCAACGATCCGGGGCGACCTGATCAGGTCGCCGATGGGCTGTGGTGAGGGGTATGGTGATGAGTGACATTATCGAGAAGCTGAAGGGGGAGCAAGGGGAAGCGCGCTACCGTGGCAACGCCGATCTGCACAGCATGCTCGTAGAGGCGACGGCAGAGATCGAACGGCTGCGGGCGGCGCTGGCCGATGGAGACGCCCTGCGCGCCGAGCGAGAGAAATGCGCGGATATGATTGATCGTCTCCGCGCTAACGTTCCCATCCCCCGCAGCTATGAACTCGCGCACTATTGCATGGGCCTTGAGGCTGCGGCGATGGAGATTAGGCCATACGAAACAGAGGAGGCGCAGAATTTGACGCTTCTCAAGGGAGGGGCTGGCGATGAGTGACATCTACCCCGCCACTGTCAGCACAACCAGTACAAGCCAAAAGCTGATCGCTGACAGCGCATAAAACGCCAGCCATCTCCAACGCCGTATCATCGATGGAGAAGGGCAGAGATCAGCGAGCCAATCGTCTCCGCGCTTTTCGGGGCAAGCGCCGAGAGCATGGTAATGGCAACGGCTACAACGGCTTGCGCTGCTCTTTCCAGCCACCGGAGCCGTCTCGCAAGAGCACGATGTTCCGCCCGTGCTTCCTCTCGCTGGCGCTCCACGGTTTGCAGGCGCACCTCGACGTTTTGACTCCAGTTCCACAACCACTGCGTCAGCCAGCTTCGAAAGTTCTCGCTCATGGATCATCGTCAGCTCGTCTTCGGGGCAGGCTTATCGACATCGCAGGGCGCCTTGTACGCCGTCACGGTTCCTGTTTTCAGCGTGTCATAGCGGGAATTATGCTCGGCCACCGCCCGTTGCATGGCGCAGGGGGCGAGGCCTGAATTTGGAATGGGCTTGAAGGCGGCGAGAGCGCCGTCCTTAGTCAAGACTGTAGGGGTCGCGCACCCCGCTGCCAGTGCGGCTGCGAGCGCCGGCGCGATCAGCTTTGGTGACGGCATGGGTGGTCGCCTTCTCGATCTTGGCAACCGCCCGTTCGGCGCCGCGTTGCCGTTGGTCATAAGCAAACGCGGTCACAAAGGTGAGGATGGCGAGCCCGATCGCTGCGATGCGCCCGAGCGGTGAGAATAGAAATGCGATCATGCGAACCGCCTCCAGATCCACGGGCCGATCGACAACGCACCGACGACAAGCACAAGAGTCGCGGTCATCAGCGGCTTTGACACCGCCCACGATCCCAATGCAGACACCTGCTCGCCGAAGCCCTGCCAGGCGACCACTGGGGTGAGATCGGGCGGCGCTGGCATCGTCATGCCGGTGGCCGCGGCGCCGGTTCCGATGGTTATTTCCTTGACGGGAGCGCTGGATACAGGCTCGACTTCTTGCGGCATGTAGGGCGCTTCTGGCTGCTCAACAGGCTTCAAAAACAGCGCCGCCTCGCGCGTGCGCCTCGAGACGAGCCCCGGAAGCACTTTGCCGCCGCCCCGCGTCCACCGGGAGAATTCGCCTTGCGCCTTGGCGAATTCGCCCTTGTTGATCCGCTTCAGCAACGTTGACTTTTGCAACGCGCCGAGCCCGACGTTGTAGGAGAAACTTACGAGCGCATCAAACTGGTTTTGGTTGATCTCGACTGTCACCAACCTCGACACCCCATGCTCGAATTTGGCAAGCTCGCGCCGCAGCCCCGCCTCTGCCTCCTCGGCGGTCCAGATCATGCCTTCCCTGACACCATCGGTGCAGCCCCAGCCGATCGTCAGCACGCCTGCGGGGCAGCGATAGGCGAGGCAACGGCCATCCTTGAGCTTTCGGTGATACCCTTCGAAACTCTTGATCAGACGCACACCCTCGTCTGAGAGCTGCATGGCTAAACCTCGCTGATCGCATTGATGATCGCGTGCGTGATGGCGTCGATGTCGTCGCGCGTTTGGGCGCCCTGTAGCGCCCTCCATGCGCCGTCTTCCATCATTTCGAGCGCCATCATGCGCCCGGCCCAGACGTTGCGCGCGGCAATGATCTTATGCGCCGTTTCAGACCAGCCGGATTCGCCGCGTGCCGTGGCGTATGAGTCGAGCATCGCCCGGGCTTCGTCGCGCAACTCGGGGCGGCTATCGTCCAGCGCATTCAGCGCCAACGCGCCCTTGAGGGCGTGCACGTCGGCCTTGCCGTGGGTGAGTTCGGCGCGCTTGTCCGCCGCCGCCCGTTCGATCGCGGCCATGCCATGCGGTGGTTGTGGAGCGACAGGCAACGGCGTGCCGATGTCCTGGGCGTCGCGCACCAGCTCATCGAGGCTTACGTGTACGTGCTGGCCGCGGTCCCGTCCCAGCGCAACCACGGCCACCAGCTTGTGCACGCGCGGGTCGAAGACATCCCCGCTCATGCTGCCGCCGTTGCGCCAGTATCGCAGGCCCGCCACGCTGTCCCATCGTGGAAAACGAGCACCCCGGTCCCGGCGCCGCCGCCCTCGCCGTTCTTACGGCCATCCGAGGCAAAGGCAATCATGCCGGCCGCTCCTGTTGGAAGCGTCGCGACGGTGTAGGGGGTCAGTGTGATGGTGACACATCCAGACACTGCGCCTCCATCGGTGCAGGCGATCGGCGACCCCTGAGCCTTCTTGGTATTGGTGCCGTCCGTTCGGAGCAGGATGTTATCAGTCGCCCCGAGACCTGCGGTATAGACGCTTTCCGTAACAGCGGCCTCGACATCGGTGACGGACGTATTCCAATCATCAGGGTCTATATCTGTTCCTGCGACCGCCGGGTTGAAACTGTTGCTGGGCCATGTGTAGTCGCCTGCAGAGTCTCGCGACATTGCGTCCCCCTTAGAGCTTGATGATAAATGTGGTCAGGAACGCGGGCGGCATGTTCGCAAGCGCCGTACCAGATCCCATCGCTTCCGTTGTGCCGGTCACGGTATGCGTGTGTGCACCAGCGCCGCCCGTTGTCTGAGGATCAAGGCCGACAGCCGTATTGTCGGCAGCAGAATTGATGCCGAAAGAGTTTTGGCCGTTTGGCACGTTATGCGTGTGGTTGCCTGGATCGTCGGTCGTGCCTGTTACGGAAAGCTGTACGGCTGGTAGGTTGGCCTGGGCGATTGTCACCGTCTCGGCGCCACCGGATGACCCATTTGTTGTCTGTGACGTCACGACAGAGCCGAGCCGGGACGCTGCGGAATTGCCCATGTCATCAAGCCCGAACAGCGCCCGTCCCCTGAGATCAGGAAGCGCAATCGTCTTGTTTGCGGCATAGTCAGCGGCGGCACTGGCGCCACGCCCGGAGGACACGGCGCACACAGAATCCGAGTAGTGGGTCCAGAGGAAGGTAAACAGGTTTTCCGTGTCGGCGTTGGCGCGCTCGCTGGCTCCCGACGACGCATTGCCGATCGTCCGGGCGTTCATGCGGACCCATCCGGCGGGCGCCGTCGTCGCGCCGTACATCATCATTGACCCGGTCGGGATGCCGGTAACAATAACGCCGTTTGTATCGGAAAACCCTGAAACGCCGGAGACCGTTCCGAAGGCGCCGACGATCGCCCCACCGCAAGACACAGCGATGGTATTAGAGGCATACCGATAAAATCCGGTATCTGTATCGGAAGAGAATGCTATGCTTGGCAGCGATACCGTGCCGCTCGCCGCCTTGAATTGTCCGGTCATGGCCGCCTGACCATCGCGCGGCAGCGAGCCGGTGATCTCGCTCGCAACGTCGGTAAAGTTCTGATTGACTTTTGCGCTTTCCGCCGTCGTGCCACTCGAAAACGAGTTGACGACCGACATCGTGCCGGAGCCGTTTCTTGGCATGCTGGAAAATCCTTATTGTCTTAGAAGCTGGCCGAGCATGGCCGCGCGGCGCCGCTCGTCTTCGGCGGCCTGGGATGGTGGAGCCCCTTCCCAGATCGGGTTTGTTTGTGATCCGACAAGCGGGGCAGAGGCGCCTTGATAGGCTCCAACCGCTCCGACGCCACGCGCAACTGGCGCCCATTGTCCGCCCTGCACGGCGCGCTGTACGGGCGCCGCAGCCTGATTGGCCAGCCAGGCTTGGGCCGGACGCGACATCAACAGGCGGGCGAGGGCGGCCTGTCCGCCTAGCCCCATCAACGCGCCTTCAATGCCGCCCTGCTGATAGCCTACGCCAGTCGAAAGCCCAGTGGTCCACGTCGTCGGCGCCGATAAGAGCGCCATGGCCTGGGCGCGTGGCGCCGTTCCTGATTGCGGCAATTCCCGCAAGATGCCTTCTCCGGCCCGCGCCAGTTGGTCCAACTGGCGTTGTCCCCGCGCGTACGACCGGACATTCTGGTGCTGCATGGCACCCTTTAGGGCAGCCGGAGAAATAAGACCTTTGGCCGCCTTTTCGCCGGCCCGTCCTGCTGCCTCTGTAATAGCAAGCAGGTTGCGATATTCGCCCCGGACTTGCCGCCATTGACCGCGATCGGCGGCAGGAAGCGCACGTTCCACGGCATCATCCAGGGCCGATCGCAACTGGCGCAACGCTGGCGCTAGATATTGATCTGCGTTGCGCGCTGTCGCTTCGATCATCGATGTCCAGCGGTGATAGACGTCGCCTGCTATAGCAGGATTGGCTGCATTGGCGCCTGATCGCACAAGGTTATGCACGTCGTCTGCAATCTCTTGCACAATGGGCGCCCGAACGGCCGGACCTGTGCTCCTGTTATATTGATTTACAACCGCCGAAATATCATTGGCAAGGCGCTGATCCAACGGCATGACCGTGCGTGCTGCAAGGGCGTCAAATCGCTGCCCGATGTTGGTAAAGGCGTCATTGATCACTTGCGCCGTCGCGCGTGGCGCGTTGACTCCAGCATGACGCAAGGCGGCGCGCGTAAACTGTTCTGCACGGGCAATGTCTCCGCCCGTGCCTGGACCTAGCGGAATGTCGCCTGTGACCTGTTCGCCCCATTTGAGCGCCTTCGAATCCGTGGCTTGGCCTGCTGTAGGTCGTACACCTTCCCGTCGCAACAGCGCGACCTGCCGCGCGTGCTCGGGATCTGCCGTCCGCACGGGAGACACGATACGTGTTGCGGCATTCGGGATAAACCCGCCGAGCAGACCACCCGCCAGACGGGCATAAGGTTCGGCTTTTGTTCCCTCGGTGAGCTGGCCGGCCGTCTCGCTTGTAAACGCTGGCGCCAGCACATTGCCGACGACACGCTGCGCCAGACCGCCGGGAAACAGCACGCCGGGCGCGAACTCTCCGACCGTTCGGGCGTATTTGCCGAGCGTCGATTTGGGCTCATAGAGCTTGCCGGTGACGCTTTCAACGCCGCGCTGGATGTCGTTGTATTGCCACGTAGCGGTTTCCGGCGAGACATCTGCGCCGAGCTTATTCAGTCCAGAGCGTCCCAACGATTCGAGCAGGCCCGGCAGGCTGGCAAGTCCGATGCCGCCACGGACCAAGCCGGACCCGAGGCTCTTTACGGCATCTACAGCCGTCTCCCCGGCGCTCATCTGAGGCGCGGGCGCGGCGGCTGGCGCTTCAGGCTGTGGCGCTTGCGGTGCTGGGGCCTGTTCCGCTGGCGCCATCATCTGCGCCTTGAGAGCGTCGACTTTTGACCGAATGAAATCTTCACCCGATCCGTCCGGCACCGTCATGCGCGCCACGCGACCGTCCGGAAGCGTGATCTTCAGCGTCGCCATCATTCGAACTCCACGGTTGTTCCATCTCCGAGATCAAGCACCCGTGGCGCCGCCGCCGCGCCGGCAGCATCCGGGCTGTAATACGTGCCGGAGCGGATTTCTTCGGCACGCTTGCGATTGATCTCGAGCTGCTTCTTGGCAAGGCCTCTCAATCGTCCAAGCGTGCGTCGCCTGATCTCGCGCGGCTGGCTCGGATCGGCCAAAATCTTGGCGAACTCGCGCAACTCGAAATCTGTTGTCACACCTTTCAAGGTGTTGGCCATCGCCACGATTGCTTCCATGCTCATCAAGGTTTGGTATTCGTCTGTGTTTTTGCCACGGGTCTTGTCATAGTCACCGACAGGACTCCTGGATTCGAGTTGACCGCGAAGACCAGCCCCATAGCCTTCATAGGCCGCCGTGCCGGCCTTCTCGGCCTCTTCTGAAATCAGCGCCGCCGCCCGGTCGAGGCTTTCAATCGTCTGCTCGACCTTCGGAATATCGTTCTCGGCCTCGTAAATCTGCTTCAGCTCCGTGACGCTCTTTTTCTGCGGTCCCGTCGCTTTTGAGCGTTGCAACTGCGCTTTCATTACGAATTCAGCCGCTCTGGCCGGGTCTTGTGCCGCCAGCATGCGCGCGACATTGCGCTCGGCCTCGGGAAGCTGCATGAACGCCTCTTGCAACGGCGTCTGCTGCTGTCCTGTCAGACCCGGCGCAGCAAAGCGCCCTGCGCCCTCAGTCGGAACGGACGTTGCGCCCGCCGTGTTAAGCTCATTCCTGAAGGCGTCATTCTGCTGCACCGCCCGATCCCGCGCCGCCTGTTCGTCCCGCATCGCCTTGAGGCGGGCCTGATACATCGGGTCCGCCTGTTCCTGTTGGCGGTTGCGGTCTTGCAGCATGATCTGCTGCGCCTGGCGTGCCACGTACGGGTTGGCCAGCGCCGCTGCGGAGTCGCCACCAGACAGCATTGCAGCCAGCGCGGCATTGCCGGCAGACTGCCCCTCGCGCTCGCCTTGCGCGGCCTGCGACTGATACATTGAGCCGATGCCTGTTTGCAGCACGTTCCCCAGCGCTTGCGTCCAATGACGGATGTTGCCGGTGTTCATGCCGGCGCGCATCAACGCCTGCCCGAGCTGGCGTGCTGCGGTCACGTCATCAGGCCCCATGCCGCTGTATAACGACGGCGTTTGCATCGGCTTCGGCCCTCCAAGTGCCATCATGTTCGATTGCGCGGGAGCGTTCGGCTCCCCACCAGACATCCACGACAATTCCGCCTGTCGCCGGTTGACGAGCCCCGGCAGCGTCTTGCCGCCAGCAGACGTGTATTGACCAAAGCGGCGCGCGGCTTCGTCCCAATTGCCAGACTTGACGGCGGCGCCGAGACCTTGCCCCATCCAGCCAGGGCCGGCGTTGTAGGTGAGTGAGGTAAGTGCCGCTTCCTGCCCCGGCGTCATCTGCACGCCCAACGCATTGACCGAGCGTTGGGCCTTTGCCAATTCGTCGCGCAAGCGCCGGTCGGCTTCCTCGCGGCTGATCGTTTCGCCGGGCCGCCCCACGGTGCCGTAGCCGATCGAATGCTGCTTATAGTCCCACTGCGAGGACGGCGCGAAACCTTCGAACCCCTTGATGGCTGTAATGTATGGTTCGAGGATCGTCACAGCCCGAACGCCTTCCCGGCAAGGTTGCCGAACAGCGACCCGCCGCCACTCATGGGCGCAGCGAGGATCGAACCGCCGATGCTCGCAAGGCCGCTCATAAGGCCCTGCTGATTGGCCAGCTCATTTCCGTATTGCTGCATCTGGTTGTTGTAGTCCTGCTGCATGTACTGAGCGACGGGCAACTGCTGCACATTGATCATGGCGCCGTTGGCCATGTTGGCATTAGGGTTCAACACCTGATTGCCGAATTGCATGCCGGGATTAAGCGCGTTCAGTTGAGTGTTGAAGCGGTTTAAACCCTGGTTGAACAACTGACCCTGGATACCGGTCACAAGATTGTTGCGGGCTTCGTTCTGCTGCAACGCCAGATCATTCATGGCGCTCTTGTAGGCTTCCGAGGTCGGGTCGAGCCCCTGGTTGCGCAAGCGCATTTCTTCCGCCGCGCGGCGTTGTTCGAAGCGCGGCTCGAGGTTCGCCGTCGCATACCCATAGGCATCATTGAACGCGCCCTGCGTATCGCCGATTCCGGCGCTGGCCTGATCCATATATTGCTGGCCCATCGACGCAAGCCCGGTCGCGTACTGCTGCCCGACATCGCCGAGCGTCGTCGTCGATTGCGTGCCGGCATCGTTCCAGGTGATCTGATTGCCGAAGGCGTCGGTCTGGTTGGGACGGTTCAAGCGCACTTGCCGCCGTTCGTTGCGCTTGTTTTCCTTGCGCTGCGCCGCCGTCATACCTTGATATGTCGGCGCCGCTGGCTGGTCCGGCGTGCTAAAGAGCGAGCCCATTGATCGTGTCCTTTCGTAACCAGCGGCAATGTGCCGGCGTCATGTAAAACAGCAGGGCATCATGCCCCGGCCCCCAGAAGTCACGCGCCACGCCCTCGAACCTGAACCCGAGCTTAGGCGCCGCCCGCTTGATCGTCCTGTTGCGCTTGTCGGTGCGAACCTGCAACCGCCAGATGCCGAGCGTATCGAACACATAGCGGAACAAGTCGCGCGTGACGCCGGGCGTCAACGCGCCTTCCGAGTAGACCGTCAGCTCGGCGCAAGATGGGTTATGCAACGCGATCAGGAACCCGCCGCGCAGAATGCCGTCGTCATCGACAATGCCCGGTGCCAGGTGAGGCGTTACGACAAGCCCTCCCATCTTCTGTTCGATCCACTCGGCCACGATCTGATCATGGCCGGTGACAAACCGAAGCATCAGAGATATTCCCCGATCTCATAGAGCACGACGGCCCCATTGAGGCGCATCGTCTCGTCAGCGGAGAACTCTGTTCCGCCCCATGGATCGCCCCATTGACTGATGCCCCAGTATGAGCCGACGCCAGCCGCTTGCGACTCGAGGCCGGTCTGCGCCTGGAATTTCATGCTGAGAAACCGCCCGAGCGCCGGAACGCTGATCCAGTCGTTGATCTGCTGCGTTGTGCCGGCCCAGCTTTCAGAATCCCATTCGCCTTCGTCCCACACCAGACCGTCAATATTGGTTTCTACGTTCGGAGTCGAAAGCTCTGACGTTTCCTGAAAATCTACAGAGATACCGAGGCTCGGACGGTTGACGCCAGACGCCGTGATCAGCGGCTGCACCATCGTGGCGCGCTTGGTCTTGCCGGGGCTTTGGAAGTGCTGGTAGGCCGTTTCCCCTATCGCCGTGATAGGCGTTGCGACATCTGCAGATCCGCTGTCGGCCTCATACACAGCGCCGTCATTGCCGCCGAAAAACAGCCGATCGTTGAACACCAGCCAGCAATTGGCGTTGTGGTTGGTAAACTTGCACCACGCGCCGGTCAGCGTGTTCATGACATATTGTTCGGCCTCTACGTTTTCCTGGTGCGGCACGTTGAGGATCAACCTCGTGCCCTTGCTGTAAACGCATGCTTCCCAGCCGTAGTTGTCGGCATGATCGCGCGTCGCATCGACCATAGCATTCTGGATGTTGGCGGTCAGGGCGAGGCGCTGCGTCTGGCTCGAATCGACGGACAGGATTTGAGACAGCGGAAACAGCCCTTCCACCGTAACCAGAAGCACGTCGGCGCCGAACTTGGTAAAGCAGCGCCGTCCGATCGGTGCCGGGACATCGAACACCCCGACAAGCGCCCAAGTGCTGGCCGAAGACGGGTCTGTTCCTTGAAAGATCGTCACCTGACCACGGCTGGAGACGAACACAGCATAATCATCCGAACCTGATCCGCCGTCGCGCGTCCATGTGGCCATCGCCATCAGGTATCCGCCGCGGGAAAACGTGGACCCAAGCTCGAAGCTGGTTGCCGCGCCTGAAATCGCATCAACGGCCAGATACCACGCCTTTGTGCTATCGACGGCGCAAAACCACAGGCGCTTTTTGTGCACGTTGATGTTGACAAGCGTCGTGGCCGTGACGCCCGTTATGGTCGGCTCAACCCATGACGAGCCGTTATAGTGGATCGGCTCGTCAACGCCATTGACGGCGTACAAATACGTGTTGCCGGAATTGGTCATGTTGACCCATTGCCAACGGGAATTCGTCATGGTCAGGCTTTGCGCCGTCGCCGCCCCTTCACTGGTGATGTTATAAAAATCAGTCCCAGCGGCAGCGAACATCTTGCTGGACGCCTGCCCCTGCCAGCTCATCAGCGTTTGCACGGGCGTGGTATCTGATACGATGTCCCATGCGTGATAGTCGTATCCCCGCCGCACCTCGACCCATCCCGGCTGAGGAAACCAGTTTTCCAGCTTGACGGCGCGCTCTTTCGGCATAGCAGCCAGCGCGCTCGAGGCATCCCAGCCGCCGACCGGCGCCGGAATGATCGCGCTGCGGGAAACCCTGGCGCGGCGTGCGTTGCTGCTGAGAGGCGCCCGTTGCAACATTCTTAGATGCTCCAGTTGCCGTCGGTGACATAGGGATCATAGAAGCCGTCAACATAGCGGCAATCGTTCAGGTCGAGCGGGCGCATGCCGCCATCGTTGGCAAGCCGTTTTGCAACTTCCATTTCATAGGTGCGAAACGCCTCGCTATAGTCCAGACCCTTAGCCTTGAGGAAGCGCCACATCAGCCCGAGGGTGATGCACTCTTCGCACAGCCGCGCAACGTCGTCGTCGGCATCCATGGTGACTTTGGTTGTGTCGCCGGCCGCGTTGGTGCACCAATAGCTCGACACATACTCATAGGCGAGGCTGTCGTTTTCCGTTGGCGTCGGCGTCATCAACAGCGCATCGCCACGGATGCGGAAGGCGTCCCACACTGAGACAAACAGCCCGGTTTTTATCGCCTGCCAGCGCTGCGGATCGACCGGGCCGACAACGCGCCGATCTTGCGTCCGATTCCAGAAGGAGCCCTCAATCATCCGGTCGAAATCGGCCGGCAGCGCGCCGGATTGCTCTTCCGTGGCCGTTGCGGTGATCGTCTTTTCCGTCGTCAACGCCTGCCAGGGTCCGCGCCTGGACAGCTCGCGCCCCTCTTGCAAGGTTAATCCGTACATCTGGCGGACCTGCGTATCTGACGAGCCGACAACCGATGTCGGCCGGGCCACGCCCAGCCGATCCGCTGCGTTCTGCACGATCGTTAACAGGCTCACGGTTGCGGTTCCTCAATTGGCTGTTTCGGCGGGCGCCCCGGCCCGCGCTTGATCTGGATCGGCGCGGCGCTCTTATCGTCATCATTGCGCGCCATCAGCGCCTCGAGCTTCTGAAGACGGCGCAATTCAAGCAGTTGCTTGGCAGAGTCGCGCATCGTAATTCCGCCCATTCCGAGACTGCTTGCGGCGGCATCATTCAGGTTTGCCAATTCCTCCACGACCCGGACGCCCTTGAGCTTCAGGCGCATGGCGGCCACGCGATCGATTCCGGGCACCTCGAGCAGATTGGTGCCGGGAACTTCGATCGACGTATTGCCTGTTTGAAATTCTGCCCACTCGCGCGGCCACCTGGCAATGTGGTCTGGCGTCACTTTCTGGATGGACGTATTCGGGTCGCCAACGGTTGTAATCTCGACACGGTGCGTTTTTCCATCCGGGTCCAAAAAAAACCAAGCGCGTTGGTTGGACACCGAATTGAGGAAGGTCAGTGTGTCTGCCATTTTATACCCCTTTAGGTTGCGAACGGGCAGACGTCGGCAAGCGTCAAGGACGTGCCGCCGTCAGCGATAACGCGGGTGTTGAAGGTCGAGCCGGTGTGAGTCGATGACGTGATCGCCACCTGCACATTCATCCAATTTTCGGACCTGACGTCCGTTGACGTGTAGGAGCTGATTGTTGCGCTGGCATTGGTTGCCGTGCCGGAACCGAGCGCAATGCCGTTTTTGTAGACGGTGCAGGTTGCCATGTTGGGCCTCTTAGCTAGTGGCTGGCGACAAAGACGCCGTTGCCGATAACGCGGACGGATGGAAAGTGCCTGATAAGCGCGTCGGACCACCAGTCTTCCGGGTGCACCGACAAATGCAGCGGGGTGCCGATCAGGGCGCCCATGCTGTCCGGTGTGAACTCGATACGGAAAAACACGCTTTTGCGGCACGCTTTGGCGATGTTTGACAGCACCGCGTCGACCATTTCGGGCGGAATGTGCTCCATGACATCGCAGCAGACGCCATAGTCGGCCGTCAGATCGGCCGGCAGATCCCACAGGTTGGCTTCGATGAACGGCACGTGCTCGGCCTCGGGATCACGGCAATTCGGCGCGAAATCGACGCCGGTTGCCTGATAGCGCTCGGCAAGGCGCGCCGTGAGCCGCCCGGTTCCGCACCCCAAGTCGAGAATGGTCGCACCTTGACTTAAATCAAGCTCGCGCTCGATTGCCTCGAGGTGGTCTTCGCCCGGCGAATAGACGCGGTACTGCGGTATCGACCACATTTCGCGATATTTTGCCGACTCGCGCTCTGCAACGGGCGTGTCCTTGTTCCATTTCCAAAGGTCCGGCAGATACCCGTCGCCATAGACAGAGATCGTGGCGCCTCCGTCCTGAAGCGCAATCGCGTGCCGCATGAACGTGTCGGCCTGCGACTTCATCGTCAGGCTGATCACGTAGTCACGGCCATTCCAGCGCAACCGCGTCAAGGCTTCGTCGGCATTGATCGGCTGCTCCGCGGCATGGCTTTGCGCCCCGCGAAAGCTCGAATCGTAGCCGAAGCAGTGCAGCGCCCGAAACCCCATCGCATAGGCGAGGCATGTCGCGACGTTGCCGGCCGACGCGGTGCCGCCAATCAGCGCGTAGTCGCCATCGTAGGGCGGCAGGTGCTGGCTCATGGCGTCCCACGTGTCTTCAATCGACAGTTGCCACAGGATGGCATCCGGTACGGCATCGAACAGCGACGGGTCGACCTGCGAGGCAAACAGGTGCTGCTTGGCTGGCCCGACGATAGCAACCGTCTTTGGCCTTGCGTCAACTACGACCTGATAGTCTGGCATAATTCCGTGGTAAAACAGCACGTTCGCGGCGTTGTTCAGCGCGAAGATGGCGCCGCCGGCATCGCGAAGCGCGCGGATCTCTGGCAGCGTATCAATGAGGCTAGGCCCCGAGCCGCATAGGATGGCGGGCCGGTCATGGGCGGGCGATGTCGTCAGCCAGTTGCCGCGCGCTTCCGAATTCTTCCGGATGTTGCGCTTCAGTGTCTCATCATCGGTGTTGCACGTCACCTCGACCGGCACGATCAGATCGTGTTCGGTGTCGGGATTGGTGAACCGCAGAAAAGCCGTTTCAGTCATGGTCCCTCTATAAAAAAGGGCGGGAGCCGAAGCCCCCGCCCGTTGCGTTAGGTGACGCGGCCCTGGAGGTGCGGACGATCGATCAGCACCTGCACCGTGATGCGGCCGGTGGCAGCGGACGCGACAGCGGCGACAATTGCGCCCTGCACTTCCTTGCCGGAGCCGGTGACGGATACGCGCGCCACGCTCTTGACGCCGACGACGACGCCAGCCGCAAGGCTGATCGTGGCCGACTTAGAGCACACCGCAACACCGCTGATCTGATACCAGCCATATTGCGACGCCACGTTGGCCGACATGGCAACCGCGATCGGCTGCGGCTTGTTGGTGCCGACAGCCGCCCGCGTCGTGGTCCACGACGACGTGTTGTACGTGACGAGATCACCGACAACGGTAGACGCAACGCCGGTCAAATAAATGAACTCGCCATATCCGAGCGTGGCATCCCGACCGATGACGCGAAGGCCAAGCGGGTGCTTCTGCGTGGTTGAGGTCTCTGCGATAGGCTGAAGACCAACCAGAGCGCCAGTGTGTAGATAAGCCATGGTTTCAGTCTCCTCTTAAGCGCAGATCGTGGCCTGGTACTGACGGCCGGATGTCGTCATATTCCCGGCCCAGACCATCGGCACAACCATTGCGTCCTGGTTCACGCTCGACTTCTCCCCGAGCACCTTGAAATCCCGACCTTTCGCCGGACGAAGGAACAGGAAATCGGTGTTGAGGAAATACATGTGCGTGGTCGGGCACTGGTCGTCGTAAATGACCGGACACGAGCCGTTGTACATGAGGTTGGTAAAGCCGGCGCCGGCGCCCTTGTCGTCGGTAAAGCGCTGGTTGGCCTGCAGGCTCGACCAGTAATAGGTGTAGTAGGTCGAATCCGCGACGCAGATGTCCGGCTTGTCGGTGCCGCGCACGACGTTGAGCCAGGCGGTATTCATTGCCGTCTGGATCGTGGTTGCGCTTGCCGTCACGCCGTTGGTTGAGAAGTCGTAAACATAGTTCCGCCACCACGAATAGGTGTTGCCGGAAATGCCGCCGACCGTGTTGGTGTTGGTATCGGCTGCAAGCAACTGTAGGCCGCCGATTTCCTTGCCACCCGAGCCCGTGCCATCGGCATAGATCGCTGTTGCAACGGTGTTGATCAGTGTCCGCTCGAGGTTCTTGATGCGCGCGCGAAGCAGGTTGTGAACCGCCTCTTTTCCGCTGTTCTGGATCTCCTCGAGGCCCGTCAGCACGACGTTGCCGGCGAGCTGCTTGTAATTGTACTCGGCCGCCGTGAACGTATCCTGCTGATCGGTTGCGATGGCCTCGCTTCCCGAATACCAGGCGCCCGTGGTGTTGGTCGTGTATTCGATCTCTTGCACGATCGTGCGGCCGGTTGCGACCTGCACGTTACCCTTGCGCTTGATCTGGCGAAGAAGCGCGTTGTGGTTGGTGACGTTATCGGCCAGCGTGCCGGAATAGCCCTGCAAGCTGGTTGTGATGATGTCGCTGAACGACGAGTTAGGTGCGGCCATAAGGCTCCCCCATTAAAGTTGAAATCAAACGATCCCGGCCGAATCGAGCACGGAACTCAAGACGTCATCCAGGCTCTTGCCGGGGCTTGCCTTGCCGACCGGGGAGGTTGGAGACGCCTTGACCGGAGCCGCCCGCTTTGCCTTTTCGATCGCCTGCTGCTGCAATGTCTCAGCCTGTCGCTTGGCCTCGATTTCCTTCGCCGCGAGCGCATCCTTGAAGGGTGCGATGGCGAGGTTGTAGGCCTCTTCCAAACTCTGCGCCTGGCCAGACTGCAACAGCGCACCCATGTGCGGCTTAACAACCGTGAAGTGCGGGTGTTTTGGTGAGCCGTCCGGGTTTGTTGCCGTCTCGAAGGCGCTGATTTGCGACTGATACACTTGCTGCTGTAGGGTCTCATATTGGCGTTGCAGGTTGGCCCGGTCCGCTTCGATGCGGGCTTGGACCGCCTTTTGATCATGAAGAGCGCGATACGTTTCAGATCCCGGCGAAACCGGGTTGAACGGATCGTCACTCTCCGGCCTTGCAAACGGCACGCCGTAGCGCTGGCAGATCTTCTCAATCAGCCCGACCTTCTCGTCATAATTGCCGTAGGTCAGCGTGCGCTCTATATTCGCGTATCCCTGCATTCCCTGGATCGGGTTCATGCCCTGGGAGGCGAAGATTGGCGCAATCTCTGAGACGGCCTTCACGATCGGATCGACCTGCTTGCGATAGTCTGCGGCTTCGGTCAGTTTGCGTGTGTAATGCGCATCGGTATCGCGCTTAAGGGCGAGCACGACGTCTCGGGCCTCTTGCGGCAATGCCTCATACTTCGCGCGCTGTTCCGAGGTCCATCCTCTGAAGTGACCTTCGGACACCGGGTCCGGTTCGGGCTTCGGGGCAATCTCGGCACTCGGCACAGCAGCCTCTGCGGTGGCCTCAACGGGCGCCGCCTCTGGCTGAATCTCTTCGCTGGGCGCCGCTTTGGCAAAGCGCCCTTTTTCATCGCGCTGCAGCGCTGTTGCGGCGGGCGCTTCGGGCGCCACTGCCGGCTCGACCGCGGGCGGCGCCTCTGCGGCGTCGATCGCGTTGGAGAGGATCGAATCGAGGTCTGGCGTCTCTTCGACGGTGACAGTCTCGGGCTTGTCGCTCATGTGGTTACTACTCCCGTTTCAGGCCTGGTGGTGGCATGTCGTTTCCGACCTGCCGAATGCCGTGCTTGGTCTCATAGGCGCGCAACTGCGAACGGCTGCTGATCGCGGTTCCGTCCTGGGTGCGAAAGGGGGATATGTCGGGCAAGAAAAAAGGCCCGCTGTCGGGCCTCTGTGCGTCTGTCTTTTCGACCAGCTTGCCGTCCCGAAGGACGTAGGTTGTTCTCATGCCCACACCCGTGATCTGGAGCCGATTAGCGATGGATCAAACAATCTGATCCCGTTGTACTCGTACCCTGGCGGGATCGGCTGGCGTGTGATGTCCCACTGGAACTGGATGCCCGTTCTGGCGTCCACCATGTCGAGTATGTGGGTGCGCTCAAAGAGGTCGAGCTGGCTTCCGTTCTCATCCATTTGCGGCAGCCCTTCGATCAGGGCTTGCGCGCTGTCGCCGTAGTAACGCACATTGACGTGGTGGCCGTCGGTATCGTCGATAGGGCCAATGTGATCAATCTGGACATCAACCAGTGTACGGTAGTGGCGAGGCTCGACGACGGTATATTCAGGCTCGTAAGTGCATGTCATTCCGGGCGGACACTCGGGGCCGCTGAACGTCACGACTGCGCCCTCGTCTTCGTCGTAAGCCTCCCACGTATAGCGGGCAGGGTACGTTATTGAAACTTCGGGCTGAATCTCAATGAGGCCAACAGCCTCCATGAATTGCTCGGCGGCTTCGCGCGTTGGAGCCCATGCCGTTACCTCGATGATCATGATGTCAGCTCCTGCATCTCCGCCTCTGTCATTGCGCGGGGCAGATACATGACCTGCTTTAAATGACTGTTTATGCTTGCGTAGGTGCCTGTCGCGTTAGCACCGAAACGATGTTTGTTCTGTGCCGCTGTGGTTATGCGTGGGTGGGCGTCCGTTGCGGCTGCTGAGCCGTTGACAACAAGCGCTCGTGTCGGGGCTGACGTGTAGGCGAAGGCAACTTTGGGCTCCGTGTTAAGCATACTCGTGGCGCCGTTGATGTTTGAAAGATTATCGGTATTGTTCCACGCACTGAACCATTCTGTAGCAGAGCCCTGGAACGAGAGCGCCTCGTTTCCTGTCCCATTAAGAGCAACCAAGCGCCCGTAGAGACCATTAAACACATCCCCCACCACAGCCCATGCGTAGTAAGTTCCAGCCGCTGTGTCGAACGGGAACGCGGTATCAGCAAGTTCAAGTATATCACCCGCCCTCGTGACACTTGCCGAGCCTGTAATGATGGGAGAGGTCGGGAAGGCACCGACTTCCATCTGCACAAGGTCCACGTCGATTGCGTCGCCACTCGTAGCAAGCTTGATCGCTACGCACGGATTGGTGATGGTCTTGTTTTCGATTGCGAACCGTTCCCATTCGCCGGATGATAGATCGCAGGTGGTCTCGGAGACTTCCAGCACACTAAAGTTATCCCAAACGCTCACGCCGTCTGGATTGCTGCCAATATCTGCAAAGGCTATATAGGTCGTCGTGGTTGTCGCCAAAAAGCTACCACTAAAAACGCCACTCCCGGCAGATAAGGTGACTGACCCCAGATCGGCAGCGCCACCAGAAACAGCAGACACGCGAAGACGCGGGGCAACTGTGCCACCAGAGCCTGCCGTAACTGATACACACTCGCCAGCAACTTTGTATATCTTCCCTGCGACAGTCGTTACCGTACAGTAACCGCCACCCTGGTTCGCTGCGCCCTTTGTCGATTGGATAGCGCTTCCGGTATGCGCGAGCGTGGCGCTATTGTGAAGCGTCCATCCAGTGATGTCAGAGTCGAATGTGCCGTTTGAAACAAGCTCGCTTCCGGTCGTCTCTCCGATGGCGATCGTCACCGAACCCGTTCCGGTTCGCCGTTTCAAAAACACGGATCCCGTTCGTGCGGCTGATGCGCTCGTGATGTTCTGCAGCGCCACGCCGTTGTTAGCGGTTGCCGTCAGTGTGCTCGCGCTGCTTGCGACGCCATCGGGGCCGGTTGCCGTTTTCGCCGCGTTAGCACTGGTCTTTACCCAGTTGCTCTGCGTCAGGTCGTTCGAGTAGAGGCACAGGTTGGTCCGCGCTTCCTCCACGAGCACACCGAGACAATTGCCGCTGGTATCGTATTCATAGGGGAGCTGGAACTTGGTGGATGTCGCGGCGACATAGATATAGGACGTGTCTTCACAGGGGTAGCGCGTGAGCTGACAGCGATTTAGCAGAATGGTCTCTGTCCCGGTCGTGGTGTAGGAAATGGTTCCCGACGGATTAAAGGTATTCCCTGTCAAAGCAGCACAGAAACCGGCAGAGACCCTGAATACCGTGCCCGTGGTCGCCATGCGAACTGCGGCGTAAACGCGATACCACCCGTCGCCAACGTCCTCAATACCAGAGTCTAAAAGCGTTGCAGATGATCCGACACCTGTTTGAGTTATGGTTCCGGTGCTCAGATCAACGATGAGAGTGGCGTAATTGTCATTCTGCGCGTTCGATACTATCACGTAGCATGTGGTGTACGTACCGGCCTTTACGTCAATTGCCCCATAAAGCACCTCTCCGGCGTAGTGCGCCTGAGTTGCTTGATTTACAATATTAACAGTCCCCGCGACAACTGAGGCATTGGCGGTTAACGTCTGCCCGCTGTCGGTCGTGTTGGCATTGGTCCATAGCGCTAAGTTTTCTGAATACGTCGCCAGATTGTGTGCCGCGTAGGCATAATTACCGGACTGCTGTCGGCATAGCTTTACGGACGGCGCCGAGTATGTGAGCAGGCCTGCAGGTCCGACCAGCGAACCCGATGAAACAAGGCCCACCGAATTGTACTCATTGGCCGGCGTGCCGGTGTCTTTCACGCGCGCCGATTGGTCCGTGAAATCGAACGCCAAGCCGTCTGTCTCACCCGACAGCAGCGTCGATGCCCCGCCGAGCGTGACGCTCGACATGTCGTCCCAGCCGTCAAAGCCCTGCTCGACCGCGAACGCCTGCATGGCGCCGGGAAGGTTGGCGTAGCTCGTGCCGAGCTGGTCGTTGATCCACGACAGCAGCCGCTCGCCGAACGTGCCGGCGGCAACGCCCGCATCGTCAAACAGAGCATGCCAGTCTTCGGTGTAGCTTCCCGTCGTGCCTGTCGAATCCCTGACCGCCGCTTGCACGCCAGATTGGTTGCTCATTCCGCGGGCTCCCAGTCGCTGCACACGGCAAGGTCAAGCGTTGTCATCATGTGCCGCACGCATTGGCCGATCGCCTCGCCATCCTTCGTCACGTAATGCGCGCACGTCGCGCACTTCGGGTTCGGATCGGCAAGCCGTGTCTCAAGGCGCGGGTCCATTCATCCCCCCTGGCATGACGGGCTGAGGCCCGATCGGTTGCGGTCCCATCGCGGCCATCTTGGCGAGATCCTGCCGGCCTTTGGCTTCCGCAACCACGGCGCCGATCTGCGCCTTCTGTACGTCGGCCTTTGCCTTGATTTCCGTCGCCTGGGCTTTGATCTTCTCGACCTCGAGCGCCGGGTCTGGCTGCGGCTCGGGCGGCGGCTGGCTCGCCTGCTGCATGATCTCATCGCGGGCTTCGTCAAGCGCTTCCTCGACCTGGCGTCCGCTCTTGAAGCCCCGCACCCCGAAACCAAGAAGCTCAAAGCCGAGCTTGACCATCGGCGGGCCGCCCATCTGCGCCATCGGCGCCCACTGTTGCAAGAAGCCGCTCATGGCCGTCAGAAGCTCTGTGCGGGACTGCTTTTCGCTTTCGGCATCCTCGAGCACCGTAGAATCCGTTTCGATGTCGATCCGATACGAGCGCAGCTTGTCAGAGCGCAACACGCCCATAACGTCGTCAATCGTCACCTGATTGGCGAGGTCTGGCGGCACCTGCGGCTGCTGGCCCTGCATCGCCTGCTGCTGCATCGCCTGCATGGCCTGTTGCTGCACTTCGGCCTTTGTCGGCAGCTTGATCCCGCTGGCCTCCATCAGCACCATGGGCTCGAAATGCTCGGCGATGATCTCGGCCTTGATCCTGAGCGTGTCCCTGATCCAGCGCTGCACCTCGCGCTGGCTGGTCCGAACCCTCGCAGAACCGGCGCTGGCCTTGATCGACTGTGCCGTCGCCGTCTCATTCGGGTTTGACGCGCCGCGCAGAATGTCGCTGATGCCGGTAATCTCATATATCGATTGTATCAGCATATCCTTGTCCTGATACAATCCAGACAGAACAGCGACAAACGGCGACAAATCCTCGGTTTGGAATGCGGCCTTAAGCCCGCCATTGGCAGCCAGCGAGCCGAAATTCTCGCTCGGTATGAACTCGTTGTCCCCAGCCTTTGCCAGCCGCCGCAACTCCTTGACGCTTGCGTCATAGACGCCGCGGCGCTTCAAGGCGGCCGTCAGATTGGCGATGCGATCGGTGATGACGTCCAATTCTTCGGCCTGATCGATGTAAAGCTCGAGATCAGGCGTTGGAATGTAGGTTTCATTGCCGGTTACGGCCTGGATCGGCTCAGCCATCGGCCAGAACCCGGACAGCCCGTAGGGGTCATCATCGACACGGAGCAGCGTCGGCCAGCCCTTGACCACGAATAACCGCTGGCGCTTGGTCTTATTCCAGATTTCCCAGACTTCGGCGCGGCGCAGATCCTCCGGCACGTCTTCCGGCGCCTTGTTGGTGTACGGCTCCGGGCACCAGTTCAGCGGCACGCGCTCGGCGTCGGCAAAACCCGCCGCCTCCATATCCTCGCGCGTCATTTTGGTTCGGAACGCGACCCACCACACATCGCGCCAGCACCGGGCCGGGTTATGCAGGAAGTCCTTGTGGTAGACGAACTCTTCATTGACTTTCTGGTCAACAATGACCTCTTGCCCCGCCTCGTTACGCTTGGTCTCGGGCTCATAGACGAGCCGCACGACGCCGCGGCCTGGCACAAGGCGCTCGTGCACGCCGGCCCGGAAAGCCGCGTCATGCTCGGTGTTGTCGGCGCAATAAGCAAGCGTGCGCTCCATCATATCGCTGACCGTGCGCGACAGAGGATCACGGGTCTGGGTAAAGCGCGCCCGGACATCTGGCTTGGCAACACGGGCATACAGCGTCGATCGCAGCGTTTCGACGTTGGCGTAAAAGATGTTGAACCGGCGCTGGCGGGCCTTTTGCGTGCTCAACCGCTCGGCGCGATAGCGCTTTTCGCACTTGTCGGCCCTGTCCCACCACTCCTTGTGATCCTTCTCGGCCGCCTCGAGCTGGTTTTGCCACGCCTGCGAGCTTTCTGCCTTTACGGCGTCCCCCTGCTCGGCCTTGTCGTCGTCGTCGTCATCGATCACGCATCAGCTCCCCGCCCATCAGGGCGCCGTTTATATCTGCCTCTGACACGCCATAGAGCGACGCCGCGCCAGCAATGCCGTACTTGCGGACGATCGAGACAAGACTATCGTCCCGCTCCCCCTGCACCGCAGCGCCTAGGGCGGCGGCTTCTTTCGGGTTGGCGTAGAGGAGTTCGCCAGTGGTGGCCGAGCGAACGTGGCCGGGCGCCCACATTGCGATTTGATCAACGGGGGAGCCAAACTCCCGAACCCCCTCAAACACAGCGCCGTCATATCCCTCGCCCTTAGCGCGCTCTATAGCGTCAGCGAAGGCCCGGCTGTTATATCCTGAGCCTTCCGGTGCGATACGCTTTAAGTTGCCACCAACATCGACAGGATAAACAGCCGATAGATCCCCCTCATACTTACTGCCCGCAATGCGCGCCCAATTGGACGCATCGTCAGGCGATGGTGTGAACCACACCGCCTTCTCGTTTGGGGTGCCAGCCATAGAACCGGCACGATCTATGGAGAATGTGTCAATGGGCTGCTCTGTTGCGGTGCCGTGATAGGCCCTTATGCCTTTCTTCTCACCCTGTAGCGCAGCGCCTAGGGCGGCAGCTTCTTTTGGGTTGGCGGCTAGAGACGGGCGAAACTGTCCGTTCCCGACATCCACATACCGGCGCACCGCTTCCGGGTCGTTCTTCATCCAGCGCGCATACTCCGCAGCGCTCAATTGGCTATCGTCTGGCAGGACTTTCTTTCCCGTCCGACGCTCCATTTCTTTTTGCAGCGCCGTTGCGATCCCCTGCCGCTGATAGTCCTTGTTAATCGCAATATTCCGCAGCATCAGCGCATCCGGCGCACCCGACCCGCGCGCAGTCGGCAAGTCATAGAACAGGCCGTGGCCGATCTCGTCTGGTCCGCTCATGATCGACGCCCGCGCATGGCCCGTTGTTTTGGAAAACTCGGGAATTTCAAAACGGACATTTGGCGACCCGCTGGCAACAAACGCCCCTGATGGCTTCGGAGCAGCGACGCTTCCCATGGCTGCCGCGCCCGTCACGGCCAGCGCGTCACCCATCGCTTGCGGATCGTAGGGCAGACCCCGCTGCATGCGCTCTATGTTCTCGGACGCGCCGCCATTCATCAACCGTTGCCACGCCTCGACCGGCTCGGTGATCAGGCCTGGAAGCCCGAGTGCGTGGCTGCCATCACCATACTCGACCACAGGCGCAAGGGTGCCGCGGTTCACAACGTCGGTCGGCTGTGTCGGCGAGCCCTCGAGGAGCTTCCACCACGGGATCATTCAGCCTGCCTCTGCATCGTATTCTTCTAGCAGCTCGTTCAAGGTGCGGGGGCGCACCAGTTCCTTCAATACGTCCGGCGCGGCCGGCTCTGGCACCAGCTCACGCCATGCCATGGCCAGATACCTAAAAGCGTCCGCAGTGTGGGACGTCCAATCGTGTTCTGGACGATCACGATATGTCTTGCTCTTCTGGTCGTACTCGCAGCGATAGTCCCGCAGCGCCGACAAGCCAAACTTGCACTTGATCGCGTCGAAGTGGCACCGGGGCAGAGTCACCCTGGCGGCGTTGATGCCGTCCATCAGCTTGTGGTCAGGCACCACGCGCGGCCGGCGGCCAAGCTCCTTCAGCGTCTCTATTCGCGTCCGACCCGTTCCAAGCTCGCGCACCCTGGCGTCGTGCGGCACCCAGTCCCACGCCTCGCCGTAGCGGTAGGGCCTGGACTTGAGCACCCCGACATAATGGGAGAGCGGCTGGCCGTGGTTTTCGTAGTGATCGATGACGCGGATGCCATCGGGGGCGATCTGGAAGAACCAGATCGACGTGCTGTCCCCCATGCCGAGATCCCAGCTTGTGTGGACATCAAGCTCGGGCTCGTAGGGCACCCAGCCGATCCGGCCGGTCTTCTCGAGGTCTTCGATCTCCCGTCCGAAGTATGATCCGAGCACCGCGGCGTCGAACGAACATTCAAACTCTTGCGCGTACTGTTCCGCCGTCAGCATCTTGCGGGCGTCGGCCAGCTCTTGCTCGGCGACAAGGCCGGTTTCAGATGCCCGGAGCATCAAGGAAAACCAGTCGTCGCTGTCCTGCGCCTGCTGCCAGATTTCAGCGAAGCTGTTGGAGCGTCCCTTTGGCGTGCCGATGAACGTCGCCCAACCTTTGCGGTCGCTCAATGCAGGGCGAATGACTGTAGGCCAGGAGCGAGGATCAAAGTCGGCCGGCTCATCGAGTACCACTCCATCCAGATAGATGCCGCGCAGTCGATCGTAATTCTCGCAGCCGTGTAGCCTGATGCGGGCTCCGTTCTGGAAATCAACACGCAGTTCGCTTTCGTTGATAGTTGCCCCCGGCACGGGCGTTGCGAACTGCTTGACATAGGTCCAGGCTACGTCCTTCGCTTGTGCGTAGTAGGGCGCGATATAGGCGAACCGAGCGTTTTGCCGCGTCGTCCTAAGCGCAGCATCAACCAGATCAGCTATGCACGCGACAGTCTTCCCGCATCTGCGATGAGCGACAATGCAGGCCCAACGCTGGCGACGCAGATGATAGGGAATGAACTCTTTGCGCGGCTCATAGCCTAGCGAGACGACTTGCGCCACGCTCTGCCCTTTTGAATGTCGCAGATCGTTTGCGGCGAAACCCGGTCCATTAATCTATCAACCTTCGGCCGCACGGGGCACTCCCGTTATGATGGTGAATGTCAATGGGCGCTCCTGGTCGCCTTCAACTTTGGTTGAGGCGAGGCGCGGATGAATGTAAGGTGCGGCGTCTACCGCAGCCTTGTAGCGCTCAGAGAAGTCTGCATTCTCGTCCCGCAAGACTGCAAGCATGAACTCGAGGGGCGTGATGCCTTCGGCCGCGGCCTTGACCATGATCTCTTTGCGACGCTTGGTCTGCTCTGAAACCTGACCTTTCTTACGGCCAGCCCCTTCCCGTTTACCGCCTCTAGCCATCGTTTGATTGCTTTGATTGTTGGTCCGTTTCGGTTGATTTATATGATTGCATAATCAACAAATCAAAACCTCGGTTGCAGATACGCCACTAGCTTCGCGCGCTGCGAAGACCATCAGCCTTGAGGTGGTTGAGGTAGGCTTCTGCGAACTCATCGACCTCAAGCTGGTTTGTCTCGACAAGGATTGCGGCCAATGACCGAACGCAGTCCTTTGTGTGCTCCATGAATTCCGGCAGTGTGGCCGCCTGATCCGGTGTCAGCGTGACTGTCCCGCCCGATCGGTGCAACTTCTCCTGCAACGCCAGAAACGCCTTCACGACATACAGCACATTACCGACGATGATACCTGACTTACCGTAGTTGCCTTCCATCGCCTCGAAGCACAGCCGGTTTAGCTCCTCGCTCGTCCAGACGTCTTTCATGTCAGCCCCCCTCTTATCCGTTTGGTCTATGTGCTCGATACCCTCGCGCTTTGTAAGCCACCATTCCATGACGGTGCGGCCATTGAGTTGCTTTTGCTCGGCATTTCCAGGGACATTGAAGTAGGAGCGCATTGCACTGGGTTGCTTGCGTTCAGGCGTGTAATGGTCGTACACATGCCTGCTAATTTCGTCCAGCGTAGCGCCTGAATCGAGCGCGCGTTGCACTGCTCTTGATTGCTCGCACTGAATAACGCGCTTGGCGATATGAGGCGGGAGAAGATCGTCCCAATTCGGCATGTTTACCCCTTTGGCATGCAGTAGAACGCGACACAGAGCGCGGCGAGAGGCAGGGGCTCCATGGTCGGAATGTAGGGCACGCGAACACCATACCTTGCGGCGATGGTGACAAGAACCATAGCCATCAGGGACAGGCCCGCAATCCACACGATCCATGAGAGAATGAAGCGAAACAGGGCTTGCGGGTCTGTTGGGATGTTCACCCGTGGCTCCATACTGCTGCCGGTCCTGTGGCGACTTCCTTTGCCTTAGCAATGGCCTCCTTGAGGTAGCCGCCAGGGGCCGCTTTGCTCTCCGGCTGGAGGGGCTGTTCTAGCTGGGCAAGCTCGGCGGCCACCTGGTCGGCATAGGATGCGGGGCGAGGCGGTGCTGCCTCTGACTCTCTGCGATACAATCCCGCGATAAACAGGGCGAGCGCCGGAAGGCCGGTGCCGGCCAGCGCCATTCCGAGGTTGACAGACTGCTGTGCCGATTCCGCTGTGAAGTCAGACGGGATCAGCGAGCCCTCGACCACCATGGCCGCCGCTTTGCTCAAGAAAGCATTCTGCTCTGCAACCGCTGATGTCTTATGCTCGATTTTGCCGGCCGTTTCTTTGGTCTCGTCAAGGGCGCGATCGAGAGCGGCGAGACGCTTGTCGATGTCCTCGGCCTTCTCGGCCGTTGCGATGCGGGCTTCGATCTTGGCCGCCTTCTCCTTAAGGGCAAGGCAGCGCGGACCACAGCCGCCGCGGCGCGACTCCTGGGCCACCGCCTCAGTGGCGGCTTCCAGCTCACCACGCAGGCCAGATGCCTTGACGGTCGCGACCCATGGCGCTTCCGTTGTCAAAGTGCGCCGCATATCGAGCAACATGGTGCGGGTTTCGGCTTTTGATGCCACGCTATCCTGGGCGTTGTCATACTTGGCATTCTGCACGCGGGCTTCGGTAACATTCACTCCTCGCAACCCCGCCGTGTATCCGGCGTGCGAGAAGAATTCGATACAGAACAGGGGGATGGCCACGATTGCGAGGATTCCGGCAACGCCCTTGCGGCCGCGCTCATACTGGGAATAGGCAGCCTCGGGCAGAAACGCGGTCACGATCGACAGGCAGGCGAGAAATAGCGCGTGCTTGGCGCTGACAGAATAGCCGAAGCCGGCCGACATCGCCACCGCGGCGAACAGGCTGGCGAGCCCAAGATAGAGCCAAAACCGGCCCCATGGGGACAGGCTGCCGAACATTTCACGGATGGTGGATTTCATTTCTTGTCCTCCGGGGGGAGTGAGGACGCGCACTAGATCTTACGGCTTTGACCAAAGCCACGGTCAGCGGAACGATCAGAATTGCCGTGATCGCCCCAAATACGATGTCTGATGACGAGCACGCCGTTAACGACCCATGCCAGCATGATAAGAGCGCCGATTGCAGCAAGTCCCGCATCTGCGCTTCCTGCTTCGTTCATGCCGTGTTCACGCCTGGTTCGCTAGAGTGTAAACAGTTGGCGTTAAGGTGTTGCGTCGCGAACAAAAAACGGAGCCCTACGAGTTTCTGGGCTCCGTCATTTTCGGCGCTTCGCCCTCCTTCGGGCGCGCCACACGAATCATAGCGAAAAACTTAAATTTTAGGCTACCTAAGGTCAAGGCTCGACACGCCATTTTCGCCCTCTAAAGCGGCCAAAATATCGTCTCCCCTAACTTTTTGGTGTTCTGTGATAATTCGGCACCACTAGCGCGCGTCGTCCCACGATCGATCGCGGTCGATCAGAAAGCGCAGGGCTTCGCTACGCCCGACTCCAAGTTGCATCGCCTTCTGATCTATCCATTCGATCTGGTCACGGCGCAGTCGTACCGCGACCTTGATATTCGCTTTGGTTTTCATGACACTCGGTCAAATGG